GTTTATTTCCTGAACAAAGGATACAAGAGAATCGTATTCTCCTGGGCAATCTACAATAGCCTTCAAAAGTGATTCCGGAGTTTTTTTGCCATAGCTGTCCTGCAAATCGGCATCATATAAATTAGGGTAAACTACAGACATAGCTGTAATTTTACTTAAATACTTGTTTACATTAAGTCTGTATTTGCCACCCTTTTCCTCCATACACTCCTGTCTTATATCCTCATTTTCCTCTGTAGTAATATGTCTAATCTGCCACATAACCACATTACCATTTTCATCTTTTAAGGTACTGCATACAGGCATTTCCCTGTTTTCCCTATTCTCTTTATTGCATTTAAAAAATAACTCCATTTCTCCCATAGTCTATCTCCTTTCTCTTATTTCCTTGTGACTATAACTATTTAACTGTAAATGTGTACACTCTGCTGTCATCAGGTGAGTGGCATACATTTGATTAATCTCTAGTGCTATGTTGCAAGGCACATATTTTTCAAGTAGCTGTTTTATAGCCGGCAAATACTCTCGCCCCTCTGATGCTACATTTATTTTCAAATTGTATTCATCAGTAAATTCATACTCCACACCAGAAGAAAATTTTGTCAAAAGTGAAATCAAGTCCTGTTTTCCCTTTCTCATTTCAGCTAAAATATTGTATCGCCTTAAAGCTACAGAATTTCCCTCTCCATTAATGCCAAGTATTTTTTCCATACGACTTAAACCTTGATTTTCAGCTGTAGTCACAAAATTTTCTTTCATAAAATCAGCAATAGCCTTTTGTATTTCTTCGTTCTCTATATCAAAAGCCGAATTTATAATTCCAAATTCCTTTACATTTCTAAGAAATAAAGGCAAATAGTCATTTAAAGCCATATCCTACACCTCCATATTTATAACTGGTGTGCCACATATTTCATCATCAGCTAATACAATGTTGTGTTGACCCTCAATATTCAGCTGTGCAATAGTAGTTATGCCCTCAATATTGCATACTCTTGAAATAATCTGCAAACTGCTTACAGTAATGTTATCTGTACTGCTGAATTTAGAATTAAGCTCATTAAAATACTGGGTTACAGCCTGCTTTATACTTTCCTTAACATTGTCCTTTGAATACCCCGAGCCTAAACTTACACTAATATTTATGGTTAGCTTTCTAGCCTTAGCACCTACTACATTTACTCTGTGACCAATAGGTGCTACACCTTTGCCACAACCTGTGCTGTCTGCTGGGTCCAGTTTTTCCTTTACGGAATTACAAAGTTCACTAGACGGAACACCATTACTGCTGTCAAGTATAATTACCTTTACAGTTCCACCTCCGTCATATGCTCTGATTGCTCTTGCCTGTCCTACACCACTTATAGCCTTTGCCCAGTTTATGTAATCAGCCTTATTTCCACCATAGCCCTTACTTCCTATATTTTCAAAATATCTGGCTCTGAAGCTTTCTGTGTCCTCCTCATCTTCTCCCTCTGTAATAACAGAAGTAAGCATAGCTGACACAAGGTATGGATTGTATTCTATAGGAATAAGAGTTCCAAACTTGGTATTTCCCACACTTCCTGCTGTGTCACATTTTAGTTTGTAAACACTATCACTTATTTTTTCTGTAACGGTGTATCTCAAGTCATCAAGGGCAAATTTATCTCCAATATCAATGTTCCCCTGAAACTCTCCCTTGAGAATGGCATTGGTAGCTTTCTTAGGCTCAAGACCTATTTCCTTTGCCCTTAAAACTAAGTAATCTCTCTGTGCTGTATCAGCAAAGGACTCATTAAGACAGTTGTCTAAAGCAACATAAATCTGAGCTATTTCACTACATACAGGGGCAACAGCATCATATATTACAGAGCCTTGCCTTTTATCTACATTACTAGGAACATTGGCAAGAACTCTGCTCATTATTCTTTCATAAGTTAAATTTTCGTACATTTAATTCCCCCTAAAATTCAAATTCCTTTTCTATTTTCACATCACCCATAGACGAAACAACTGTAAATGCTACAAGTACAGACCCCTTTCCCTTTGTAATGACAAAGTCTGTCACACTTTCTATTCTGTCATCAATTAATAGTGCTTCTTCAATTCTGCCTTTTATAACAGCACAAACATAGGAAATAGGCTTTCCTATAAGGTCCTTTATTTCAATACCATAATTTCTGGAGTATATAATGTAGTCATATCTGTCAGTAGAGAGAATACAATATATACTCTGCCTTAAAGCCTCAAGACTGTCACAATAACCCTTTACTTCTGTACTTTTAAGCCTGTAGGTATAACTAGGGCTTTGTGTAATTTCTTCTGCTTTTATTACTTCCGGTGTCACACTTATCCCTCCCTGTCTAGTACAATGTATCTCTGACCACCTTGTTGCCTTAGCATAATTACGGTGTCTTCTTTTTTGAGGCTGTTATCTATTTTCATAGCTACAGTTCTGTCATCTATATGAACATTTATTGTCCTTTCTCTCAAATGTTCAGCTACAGTAATAAAATCCTTTGTAAGAATAAGCCTTTGCTCTGTTTCTATTTTTAATGGACTTTCATTTATAACCTTTCCAAAAACAGCCTCCAAAGGCTTTTGAGAATTAATAGCCTCCTGTGCTAATATTTTTACAGCATTACATAAATCACTCATTTAAAACACCTCCGTCAACAGTAAGCCACATATACTCCTCATTATCTCTGTAGGTATGTTCACACTCTCTGACAGTAAACCTGTTGTTAAGTACAAAGTCCCCAATGTCTAAATTGACATTTATAATAGTTCCTGCCCTCATTGAAATATCTCCAAAGGTACATATTTTCAAAGTTCTGGACTTTGTTTTGTATTTGTTTAAAAGCATATTTGCATAGGCATTACCGTCTATATTCTCTCCAATATGCTCATAAAGTTGCAAAAGTCCCCATTCCTTTATTTTTTCAGTATCCTTGGCTGTATATACATTACTGGTATGCGTATATTTTGTAGTTTTTTCATACTTTAGCTTTACGCTGTTGTATACATTTGAGTCAATAGAGCTTGTGTATTTATACTCAATAATGTCACTACTGTCAGCTAAAAAACTAGAACCCATATAAAGGGAATTTTTTAAGACAATAGCTCCAAAATCATCATATAAAACATACTTTTGCCTGTTGTATTTCTCCGTACTTTCCAAAGCATTGTACATTATGTCAAAAAGTGTAGAATTGTCTTCAATTCTAGGTGGTAGTACATAGGCTGTATTTGCTATATCTCCCGTTGTCAGATTGTAGTCGCTGGCAATCATTTTTAGTAAACCACTAGCTGTAATGTTGCTGTAAGTGTATGTGTCTTTATTCTTAAAATACCTTAACTGGTCATAGCAAAGTACAGTAATGGGAGAATTTTTATGCCTTTCCTTAGAAAAAACATAACCCTTAAATATAGGAATATTGTTCCTGTAAAAGGTAACTTGGTCCCCCTCCTTAAAATCCATTACATTGTCCTTTAATACTTTGAATTTAAGCTCCCCAGCACCATATAACCTTGTAGACCATTGTATTTCTTCAATAGGCTCAGGATTGAATATTGTTCCCCTGTGGTTTATGTAAATTTTGTTCTCCAATCTTCTCCTCCTTTGCCTTTTCTACTCTCTTTAGTTCTTTTTCCAAATTCTCTACCCATGGATGCTTTGAAATAGCTGTTTCCTTGCTTATAATGTTTAAAGACTTGATACAGTTGTCTATTGCTTCACTTTCATTTATAAGCATATCTCTGTTAAAAATAGGCTTGGTTTCAATATTTCCAAAACTTCCTCTGCCAGTATTGGCAAGGTGTTGTTTGACAAACCATATAACTT